ACTCAAATCAGTTATAATATCTCTTCTCGTGCTAACGCTTTCGTAAGCCCAAAGGACTTGGAAGCCGGCACTAGGAAAGATACTATTAATAATGATTCTCGAATCGACCAATTAATTCAAATGGTGACGAATTTGAATATTAAAGTTGATAAGCAACAAAAAGATAATGAGACAAAAAACGTAAATGGCCCTCCCGAAGATCAGGAGGGTTTTGTTGTAGACATTGTCCATACATATAAAACGTGTCGTGATGAAACCAAGAGGGTTAAAAAAGATAAAGGTGATATTTTGAATATTCTCCATTTATGGTTTTTTTCTTTTCTTGGCCTCGTCGTTCGACACTGGTCGACACTTCTCTCTATTGTGTTGGCTATAATTTTCAGCATCATATTATTGGTGTTTCCTGAACCACGTTACAAGAAATATCGAGGTCGTATTGTTTTTAGATCTCAATTCGATCGTTTTTGTATGTTGTTTCATGCTATTGTACCTGAGAAACGTAATACGTTTTTCAATGCTACTTTTTATACTAACACACTTAACAAGTATTGGAAACTTCCGCAACTAAAGTACGTCACAGATGTTTTGACATATTTTGGATTTGTGCAAGCTGTCCAAGAGTTTGTATCTGTGTTAAGATTATTGGTCACTTCTAGCTATGTAGATCCCACTCGGTTTGAAGCCGTAACTGATGCTGAAGTTCTTTTTCCTGATGAAGAAGAATGGGTTGAAGTTATTGTGGAACCTACTAGCTTGAAAGATGATAAAACTGAATCTGAAGCCCGTAAAACTACCAAACTTGGTCGTAAGAAAAGCCGTAAAAACAAAATAGGTCAAAATGCAGCATTTTATGATAAGATTGCTGATGATGATGTTGTTTGGTTTATGGATGAGGGTGAAATGACTCGTGCTAAATGGCGTGATCTTAAGAACACTGGATGGGTCTCTAGTCATCGAAATGAACATTTCGTGATTAAAGATCAGTACGGTGTTGATAAATATCGCCATGTACCTAAAGGTTTCGAATCGCG